CAAACCTCTCTGCATCAATACCTATCGCTATGGGGTCGCTGTATAGGGACCACTTCTTTGAGAAATGAAACCCTTGTTGTTCAGCATTAAGACCTTTAAAAATCGTCACCTCCCCAAAAAGACTCTTGACAACACCATAAATAGGATGCTCGAGAGCCTTAATATAACAACCCACTTCCAAATTATATGGATAGGAACGGGGGGAGATGATACGCATAGCTGAATTAGGCTTGACTGAAAAGTTGAACTTTTCCACCTTACCAAAACCTTTAACTAGAGGGGAGGGGAGAACCGCACCATCACGCAGTAATTCCTCCTTAGCCTGACCATACCTTGTCCTTCTACGCCCAGTATAACATCCAATGAACTCATCGAACGTATAAGGGGATATCCCAGACAAGCCTGAAATCAGTCTACACCGAAACTGACGGAGTCTCACATTAAAGATGTTAGCAACAGGTTTTGGTGGACGGGAAAATTGGCCGTCGCGTTTGACCAAGAAAACGCGTTCGACGACACCTTTCAACACATTGTCAAGTGTGTTGTTATGAACCCGAATTTTCACATCTCCGGATGAAGGAGCAACCACGTAGCCGACTTTCTGACCCGTTTTCTTACCAACATTATAAGTAACAGAAAGCCGTTCATTGCCATTCCGTGGTTGAATATGACTAGTAAGATCCTGTTTAACTCCCAGCTTGTTCCGGTTGTACAATGGTATGGATTGAGTTAACGTAGTATCCACACCCCGGACAAGACTAGGGCACCCCTATGGACCCTTGACGGGCCCAAAGAGGGACATTATCCTACTGCCATACGAGCGTAGCATATTATTGCGACCTATTGTGAGCTTGGAGTACTGGGATTGATGTAAAAACACATCATCTTGAGTGGGTAAAAAGAAGAGGGCAAGAGCACGGGAGATTGATCTCAACACATCGTAGTCCCTCGCCGCATAATCCTTTGCCCAAGCCACCATAAACCTCCGAACAACAACAATATTTGACTGGGTTTGGGGCATAAGTCCAAACCGCAATTTTGCTGCACCCGCCATCTTAACTATCAACTTGCACTTAACATCGGCTATTTCATCATGATCCACACCATACAAGACATCAAGTTTCTGAATATCTTGTTCTACGGATAAGGGTATGTAATCAACTGGATGGTAAAAATACCAACACAACAAAAGACAAACAAACAAACCACCGATTAATAAGAACATAGTTAGGTTTTCA